CTGGCTAAATAGTTAACTATATTTCCAGCTAAAGGCACTCCTCCCACTCTTCCTCCTCCATTTTCCCCAGTAATAGTAGTTAAAAAATTAAAACTGAGATCACCTTGCCTAGCAGCGGCAGGAAATTGGCCCAGAGCACCTTTGGTACCTATAGAATAAAGTGGCTGCATTGAATTTGAAAAGCTCAATGAGCAATCTGTCGCCAATAACTTTTGAGTAACGCTACCAAAAGTTAATTCTACCGCTGCCTTATCGTAAAATACCGTTGCCATAACCTTTTATTTTAAATTATTACACATTTTTCACCTCAATATGAAAGATCTCAAGTTAAAATTTACCACCGCATTAGAATCTGTACTACCTTGAAAGGATTCTGACGTTAGAAGCATGTTATCAAAAGAGTACCTTAATAATTCTATATTTGTGTTATTTTTTTTCAAAGTTAATGTAGTATTTTCAAAAACTGTTTGATCAGGAACAAATCTCATATTTTTTATCTCATAGTCATCCACGTCTAAAGAAAAGTTTACGTTAATCTCTACCGGTGTCCCCGCTATGACATTAGTGGGCTTGTCATTATCTAAAGCGTAAATAGGAATTCTGGGAGTGGCTATATCTACGCTAAATGAAGTCATTCTGTTAGTGTTAAATTCATCCAAATTCACTTCCATTGAACTGTAGCTGGGTATGTTTAACGAGCCCGGATAGTTGTCAGTAGGCAAATTAGTCAAGTCTCCCGTCCCAAAATCCCCATAAATAATAGAAGATGTGTTGATTTGAGGTATTTCCCCTATCCCACAAGAGCAAGAAAATGTCTCCATATACCCTTCAGTGAAGATAAATTTCTGCGATCCGTAGTCTACGACACCACTAAAAGCATTATCCCCCGTAAAGTTTTGCATCACATTCATCGATGTAGTGGGCGCAGAAGGGGATAAAGTATGAGTAAATAAGGTATTTACTTGTAAATTAGCAGTTTGAGCGCCTTGAGGAGCGTACTGTATCTCAGTTATGCCCAAATTACTCAATGGGCGCGCGACAGACTCGTATTGTGCAGATATTGATTGCACTCCCTGAATCCCACTACCATTGATAGTGATCTTTTCCGCATCTCTCCTAATTCTTCCTAACATTACCTTATCTTTATTTTACACTCTTTTTTGTGTGTAATATAATAAATAAAGGTTTAAGGGTAAAATGGCATTAAAAAGCATATACACAGTAAAGGATTGGAGTGCTACAACAGCGTACTCTAAAAACGACATTGTACTAGTGAGGAGCAATATAGGCTCAAGCGGTGTCCCTAAGACGATTAAATATTATTATGCCGTAAAAGATAACACCAACAATAATCCAGCTGGCGTATCTAATAATCAGTACTGGCAAGGCTACGTAAATGTAAATAACGTCAATATCCCTTATTTTTCATGGACTCCCTCGTATAATGTTGCCGTAAACCACAATCCCAAAACAATCACAGTTAATTTTGGAAATAGCTACGAACAAAGAATACCGGATGGAATTTTCAATAATTTAATCCGCATAAACGCTAAATTTGACTTAAGGAGCGAGGCCGAAGCGACTGCAATAATCCACTTCCTAAGAGCCCGCAAAGGCGCAGAGAGCTTTTGTTTGAAATCTTTGCCCGCTCCTTACACCGACATACCCGGCTCCGGATATAAAAAGCGCTTTGTATGCTCTGCTTTCCAGAGTAATTTTGCCTTTCATAATAATTATTCTATTACAGCTTCTTTCATTCAGAAAAGTAATTAAAAATGCCCGACTATAACTCTCCATCTAAATCTAGAACCCAGTCTTCTATAAAAGCTTTAAGCTCGGAGATTAATAACCTTGAGCCATCATCTATTGTCACTTTTTTTGAGATAGACCTCACAGAGATAATGGAAGCCAACGATATTACTAATTTAGGCGTTGAAGCTACTGCTTATGGATTGTCTGACAGCGCACAAGACAATATATTAAGATTTCATAATAACATAAATATATTTAATTCTTATCTAAAGTGGCAGGGTAACACTTACTACCCCGCGCCGATTCAAGCAGAAGGGTTTGAAGTATCAAGTCGAGGGACTTTACCGACTCCTGAGTTCACTATATCAACACAGTCAGAAGAAGGGATTAACCTAATGGGTTTACTGCGATACCAGATACGAAAATTTGGAGATGTCATTGGGGCTAAAGTCACTAGAATTAGAACCTTCGCTAAATTTCTTGATGTAGATAATTTTTTGAAAGTTGATTCTTCCGGCAATGTTAACACTAGCTTCCTTACTAACATGGCAAGTGAAAACCTTGGAGAAATACCTCAAGGCTTTGAGCCTGATCCTTACGCAGAACTCCCTAGAGATATATACTTTATCGAACGTAAGGTATCTGAAAACAAAGCGATGCTTAAGTATCAGTTGGCTTCCAGCTTAGATTTAGAAGGATTGACTCTTCCTAAGAGAGTTATTTTTGCAGATAGATGTATGTTTCAGTACCGAGGCCCGGGATGCTGGTATCAACATTACTATGACGAAGAAAACAATTCGGGTAAGTCAAAAGAAGTAATGAAAGTTATCGAGACAATTTGGTCTGGAGCGGGAGCTGGGAACTGGAGTAATGTTACCGCTCGGTTTCAAATCACTGCCGACGGAGCTTACTCTTCAGGAGGTTCAGGCATCGCAGTAGACCCCGAAAGCGATCAACTTTTTAAGAAAGGGGAAATTTTTACCTTCTCAGGAGGAGGCTCATTAGATCTTTCTGATAATGTGCTCGCTACTAAGAATAAAGATATTTATCCTGCTTCTTCTAGTTTATTCTTTGGGACCCTCACAGGAACAGTATCAAATAACGAAACAGCTAGTATAAATTATTCTTACGGGGCTTTTACTTCTAATACTAATAATGCCAATCTTACTGCAGCAAGAGCAGCGTCTTATTCTAACATTTATGTCAGTATAGCAGAATCCCCAGCTTTCACAGTTAAATCTACTCAAATTTTTCGTTTAAGTTTTAAACTAATTCTTACTAGTGGGCAAATACCCAACTTTCAAGTCATTAACTCAGTAGGACTTAAAAAGGTTGGCTGGTCTAATCGTTCGACCCCTACTGACTTAGGTAATGGAACTTACAGTGTAGATTTTGAAATTAATAATTCCGCAAACACGGCCAGTAACAACGCAAAAATACAAATTTTTAATTCTGCTGATTCTAATTTTAATTTAACCGATGTAGAGTTAAGTAGAATGAGTGATGAAATTCCTATTATACGCAAAGCTGGGCTTACTGATCCAAACTTAAAATACAAGCTCCTACCTACAGAGGCTCCTCCCGTGGCTACAGATAATGATGAAAAAATAGTAAATATCCTCCCAGACGTGCAGTCTAAATTTACAGACCAAGGAAGATGGGTGAGTAGTGAAGATTACGCAAAAGGACAATACGTGTATCAAGAAAAGAACGATATAAAATATTATTATGTAGCTAAAGTTGATACCCCAAAAGGTACCCCTCCTCCGAACAGTGATTACTGGATAGCAGACCAATGCTCTAAAAGTTTGAAAGCATGCCGTATGAGATGGGGCACTGAAGGCGCAGCCTTTAAAGATCAATCCTGTCAATGCGTTATAGGGGGCGCCGTCTCAGCCGGTAAAGGTGGTCTTCCTTACGGAGGATTTCCGGCCGCTAAAAGAGTCCAACAAACACTAACTTAAAATGCTTACAGAAGATATAAAAAATAGCATTAAGTCTCACGCGCTTGAAAAAGCTCCAGAGGAATGCTGTGGATTAATCTTCGACGACGGCGTTAAAATCGATTCTTTTAAATGTAAAAATGATGCGCAAAATCCGTTAGTTAACTTTTCTATAAATCCCATTGATTATTTAAAATGCTCTTACAAAGGAAATATTGTAGCTACTTATCATTCCCATAAAAACAATGAGATGTTTTCTTATTTAGATAAAGAGAACAGTATTAATCACCGTCTTAATTATGTGATGTATAATATAAAATCAAATAGCTTTCATCACTATGATTACAAACAAAATAAAATTTTTTACCTAAATAAGCCTTACAAAGTAGGAGAAAACGACTGTTTTACTTTAGTTAGAAATTACTTGAAAAAAAATCTCTCTATAGACCTCCCTTCTGAGCTTGTCGAGTCTTACGGCTTTGGGGCATCTAAAAACCGGCAAATATGCAGAGATTTAATCAAACAAAAAACATCCTTTCCCTCTCAACAAAAAGAATTCTTTAAGGTTGAAATAAACAGCCAAGGCAATCTTTGTAAAAACGATATTATAGTTTTAGGGTCTAATGGAAAGCCCATGCATTTAGGTATATATCTTGGAAACGGATTGATACTGCATCATCCCAGAAATAAATTCGCAACTACAGAACAAATTAATGAAACATTTTTTAAAAGGCTTCTTTACGCCTATAGGATAAAAAAGGTATGAATACTACAGAAATAAATCTTCACGGAGTATTAGCCGAGCAAATGGGGAAGAAACAATGGAACCTTGCTATTAGCAGCGTAGGAGACGCTATCAGGGGAATTCAAGCTAACACAAAAAAACTTTACCAACAGCTCGTAGAGAATGATAAAAGCAATATAAAATATAGAGTTCTCATAAACAAAAAAGATTTTCTTTTTGATGAAAGTAAAGATCCCAACTCAGAAGAAGGTTTAAGGTCTTCTGAGTTGATGATGAAATTTAAAAAACTTAAAACTATAGACATAGTACCGGTTCTGGAAGGAGCTGATGAAGACGGTAAATCCATACTTGCCATTATCGTGGGAATAGCTCTCATAGCAACAGGAATTTTTGCACCAGTTGGCATGTTTGCCGCCCCATTAATTATGGGAGGTATCGGCCTAGTTGTAGCAGGGATAGCAAACCTACTTACTCCTGAACCCGAGTTTGATGATTTTAGAGAGATAGAAGGAGGAGGTAGACCAAGTTATATATTTAGCGGCCCTCAAAATACAGTAAGAGAAGGTGGCCCTATTTTTGTGGGTTATGGCAGACTTCTTATAGGTAGTCATGTTGTTCAAACTTCTCTAGATAATTTTGACACTGACGCTGAAGTAACCCTCAATAATACTTGGGGAATGCAAGGCAATGGATCACTTAAATACTTCGTTCCTAATGCGGGTGATAAATTGCATAAGAGAACAACAGAACCTGATTGGGGACAAAACGGATAAGTCATGGGAGAAAAACAAAAACAAGCAAGGCCGGCGGTAGTCGATATCTCAGCAGTTGTAAGAGACGGCGATACTTTATCTCCAGTCGTCACTGATTCAAGCATAGAGGTAGCTGATCTTTTATGTGAAGGCCCAATTAAAGGGATAGTAAGCGGGACGTATAGATATTATGGTAAAATGGGAGAAACAGGTTTCCAAAAAGTTACCACTCCAGATGAAGAACTACCTTTTGGCACATTCGATCCTGAAAATCTTTATTCAGCAACAGGCTTAAATAATACTAGTAGTACAGAGTTGGGCTTTTTGAGATCTATTTATTGGAACCAAATACCCGTAGTTGACAAAGATGGATATTATAATTTCAATGAAATTAATGTAGAGTTCACTAAAGGCGAAGCTCAAGGAACTATCCCTTCTTTAAATACGGAAATGGGAGGAGCCGCTTCTGCTGAAATTTTAGACTTAAGTGTCCATAGAAATATAGGGGAAAGACTGTATGGCCCTGATATTGAGGGAGGAGCTTTAGCTCCTAGTGTCGACACGGCTGCTACATTAAAAACCGGCACTAGAATTGATAAGAACGCAAAAACTTACACTGTCTTTAATAAAGAATGCAGTTCTTTAATTGTTAATATTAAAACACTTCTAACAAGAGTAATATACAATTTTTCGAAAAAAAATAATTTATATTGATTCAATTTTTCTAATATAGATTTAAAAAATTGTTGATTTTATTTTACTAAAA